TACCATGGGGATAGCATCTACTACTGCACCTTCATACCAACTAATGCCTAGAGTTTCTTGTAGATTGGCACTGAACACTAATTTGGCTTCGCCTAGTAAATTGTGATATTCGTTCTTTGTTAATTGCTGATCTTGACACACAACAAATTCATATTGTGGCAAGTGTTCTTTTAAATCTCTAAAAATTTCAACTTGCTTCTCTGGAGCAATACGATGCGGGAACAAGATAAGATCACGTTTAGGCATGTTCTTGTACATGGTCAATACATCCTCCATATACTCCATAGGCCATCCGGTTCTTTTAACTTTCCCATATAGTTCTCTAATAGAAATATCACCCGGTAACGGAACACCTAGGAGATTTTTCTCAAACATGTTTATATGGAACTCGGTAGCAAACCAATTGTGATCGAACGCATAGAAAAAACTACGTTCGGCACTTCTGACCCAGGGTTTATCACCAATAAGACGACCTAAGAAGTCTTGCGGATCATATGAACCAGCATGCCATAAGCCGTGTGTAACTACTGGAATACCCAACAGTTCACTCATGTACTTTAAATTTATGATACCAGGATGCCAAGCATCAGTAAAGATAAAGTGATCGCCGGGACGAACGGTTCCGTTACAAAATAGCCGGCCCATTTGCTCAACCTGACTAGCCTTGTATATATTGGTGCCACCAAAATTAAGAAAAGCCCCAGGAGTAGTGGCTGAAGGAATATCTTCAGGGCCAGATAGAATTTGAACATTGTGTCCTCTCTTTCGTAAGATTGCAGGCACATGAGTCTTCCACTGACCCGTGTACCTGGTTGATACCGCTTCTAAATCAACGAGAAAAACGGTCATTGTTGTTGCCGTTATACTGCGGACGTGGGTTCTTACCTAGGTAAGGCTTACGCTCACCATTCCACGGCTTCTTAGGCTTAGTGGAATACTCAAAGTCGCGAAAGACCTTTGAGTTACGGTTATACAAATCTGCCTCGTTGAAAGGCAGCAAGTTGATCCTGCAAAAATCATGCAGTGCCTCAAGATCGTCAAAAATTTGAACGACTTCTTTTTTCATCTTAGTATTTCCTAAAGATTAATATTTAATAAACGAACCATTTTCTCCGTCCTCGGAGACTTCAATCCAAATCTCACGACCTGGATACTTTTGTGAAATAGTGTCGTACAATTCGTCCGACATCATTTCGCAACTTTTGTGATCTAGCGACAAAACACCTTGTGTGCTAGAATACAGTTTTTCAAGCCATCGCTTGAATTGTATGAATTCCACATCTCTGTCATTGTGGGTGACACTAAGCCATACCCTAAAATGAAAAATATGGCGATGAGGATTAGCCAAAAACGAAACATCATATTCATCTCCTGTTGCTAAATTTGGATCTGTTGCGGCTGCGGGATATTTGTGAATACCTTCTTTGCGGAAAGTAACCCAAATCATTTTAAGTGGTCTAACGTCTTGTTTGATAATCATTTGATAATAGTATCGTTGTTGTACATGTCCCAAGATGTAAACTTGGAACGGTCTTTGAGAGTGTGTAAACTATGTGTCCACACGCCGGGATTGGTAGAGTTAAAATCTTTGTCGTCAATTTTAATCATGGTGTTATAGTTCCATAGTTTGATATATGGAATTGGTACTCGGATCTGCGGAATAAACATATTGTAGTCGTTCAAGCCGCCTTCATTAAATTCTTCTACTTGGTTAAGTGGAATATCTAGTGTACACCAAAAACATTTTTCAAGGAAGTGTGTAATCATTTCTTCCCATGCTTTATGTTCATCATATCCTGTAGGATTAAAACTGTGATTGGCACCGAAGAAAATATGTTTAATATCTCCTAGATGCGATTCGATTACGCTAATCGGTTGGATACCAGTAACAAATAGAGTTTCCATACCGTATGTAGGTGTGTGCTCAATTTCTTTACCTTTAAAGAAAATTACTTGTTCAGCAATACCGCTATCGTAACTACGTTTCATTTTTTAACTTTGTGTTAGTTGATCTAATTTGTCTTTTGCCGTTTTCTAATTGTACTACATTCGGCATCATTTAGTCAAACAGATTGGCAAACTGTGTACTAGCATTTACGGTTTTCTTTCCAGTGGCACCTCGAGTTCCAATAATGCTCATCCAAAAGCGACTATAGTCTTTAACCAATTTGTCAGCAGTTCCCCTATCGCTAGTGGCAAAAATGGCTTCAACAACATCTTTAAAATACAATGCGTCGAATTTTTCTTGTACTAACATAGCAGGAATATTGCCAAGATCATATTGGCGATTGGCTTCTTGAACAGCATTAATGTGCATCCAAACATTATGGCCCATCATGATAGCATAACTAAATGAATCCCAACTTGTTCTATTGCTAACTTTACCCAATTTATTAACATCGGGCATTACAGACCAATGTGCAGGATTATACGGATCTGGATTTGTAATACCAGGTATGGCAGTTCCGGCACCGTATATGCAAATTTCTTTCATAGTAACTTGATCTATAACAGGACTAGATTCGAACCTGCTAAAAATGTTATCTTGTACTACTGCATCTTTAAACAGTCTTGTGTCTGTTGCGTACTTCTTATCGTCTGCACTGGCCTGCATACGATAGACCCATTTAGTACGATCTTCAGTTTCTGTATTAATGTAAATCTGTCCATTAGCAGTGGCTAAGAAAGGACTGGCACAGTCAAAAGAGATAGTAAAGTTTTCATTATGGTGTTTGCGTACAGCACGTTGAATGTCAGTAAGTAGTACTGCCCATTCTAATTTACTTGTGCCCAAGAAGTGCATCCAGTCTTGTTGACCCTTTTCAAGAAGTCCATCAAAGCGTAATGCTACTAATCTTTTTAATACAAGATGGATGTCGCACATATTCTGTCCACCCATGCCCCAACCGTTAAATGCACGATCGCCGTACTGCTTTGGATCGCAATATTTCTTCATGCGATCATACCAATCATCTGCGTCTGCATGATTTTCGCCTTGCAGAACGTTTAGGAATTTACAGTTACCATTTCTATTATTAACAAAATAATCATTGTTAATGTAAGTACCTTGTACTGCTTCTGCATAACTGCTGATACCTGTTGCCGCAACACCTGTTGGACTACGAGCCACCCATGCAGGAATATCGAGACCCATGCCATAGTCCATAAGAGTGTCCATCCAAGTAAGAACTTGTTGACGCTTCTTCATAGCCTTGGGACAATTAGGATCTTTCCAATCAGCAGGCCAAACACCTTTACCGATCTGGAATCCACCCGAGTCACCTAGTACCCAACTGGTGCTACGATTTCTATTACGAAACATGTCTTCGCTTTCGTCGACTTTGTTTAAGTCTAAGTTAGCGTGTCCTGCTGAATACAAGCAATGATCGTAATAGAACATTCCCTTATCGGGTTCGAGATAATTTAATCCTTCGATGCCGTTGGTAAACGACTTGGGAATTCTTGCAGGATCTACATAGTTACTGTATCGCTGTTTACCGATAAAGGTACTATAGAAACCACTAGTTGCTGGCAAGAAATATGCGTAGTCGTTCTGTGTTGCTGTTAAATTTTTATTCATTAAATCCATCCACCTGCTCTAGCGATACCTACTATACCAACTAGTATCCAGAATGCATTTAATAATGTATATGCTGGATCTCTTTTTAGTCTGGCACAATATGTTAACAGTATAGCATCTAACGTGTTAAAAATCCACACAAACATAAACGGACTAGCGGGACCTAACCATGACACTAAACTAAAACTAATGATACGCATAATTACCCCAATCATTTCCATTTGAGGTATGTGCGATTTAATATAATCTAGTATGAATTTCATGATTACTTACTCTGTGCTGGCAAAATGTAATTGTATTCAGCAATACCGCTGTCAACAGTGATCTGCATAGCACCAGCATCTGCAATCTTCATTGTGATCTTACCACCCAAGTTCAAGATACTACGAACTTGTGTAACAGGCCATGACCATGTGTGTTTTAACTTTCCACCAACGTTTGCTTGGAAAACAAACGAACCTGCGTGACTTGCGGCGTCGCCAAAGAATACAACCAAGTTGCCGTCTTCTGTACGCACTTGGAATACGCTTTCTTCATTGTGCGCTTCGGCCTGTAACTTCAAACGACCAATGGCATTCATAGTAGGTTCGAACTCAACTTCCCAACTTGCGCCTTTGAATTTAACACTTTTCAATTTTTCATTGATAATGTCTGCGTTCATAAAGCGGTAATCGTTTTGAAAGTCACCTGTTTGATTCTCAAACTGCAAACCTGTTGGCACAACAGTTCCATTACGGTCTGCTTCTACAACATTGATCTTGGCATTTTCTTTATACTCGGGATTCTTCAAGTGTAGATTCAGTTTGTCCAAGTTAGGCATACCGAATGTACCTTTGAATTCAACCACAGGCTTGTGTGCAGTTGCACTAACAATAACACTGCGGTCATCAGCCATTGATTCAATGCTTGTTGTTTTTGCGTCACCACTTACTTTGACCAATGGCAAAAAGCCTAGGCTGTGTGTATGTGCAACGATGTCTTGTAAAATGTCTTTCATTATGATCTCCTTAGATATAGTATATAGGTTTTTTTAAGAAAAGTCAAACAATTGGTTAAATGTGTTCTTTTCTTCTGTGCTTGCGATGTCCCAATTTAGAACACCAATTAAGTTGTCTAACTTGTTGTCAATAATTGTTTGTTCCATCTCGGTATCATTGAACGGCAGTTCCATGAACCATTTAGGCAAACGCAATTCGTCAACAGGATAGGCCACTGATGTAAATCCCAAAGGATTTGGTTTAAGTTTACAGACAATGACTTTCTGCCCGTCTGTAATATTCATGGAATACTTGTCACCATTCATACGTTTCAAAGTATTCCAATTAATACTAGCCCTCACGTGGCCTGGCATATTTGCCCTTCCACCTTTCTTCTCTTTGGCAGCGTACTCCGTTACGTTGTTGGCACGTTTCGGACTACCTTTCTCCCAACCAGGACGAGCCTTAAACTCAGTACGGAATTGTGTAATATGATCCAGTACTTGTTCTTGAGTTGATCCAGTTAGAACTTTTTCAAGCACATCACTCAAGAAGTCTTGAATAAACGCAGGAGTATCTGATCGTTTTAGATCGAGTCCCATTGCTTTAATTTTTCCCGGTTTACCATCAATATCGCTACGCTTGCCTTCTTTGTCGTAGTAGAGAACTGCGTATCGTTTTTTGGTGATAAACAGTCCTTTGCTTGCAACAATTTCGCGACCTGCTTTAATGACTTCTCCTCTGCTGGGTGGACAGTGGAATTGTTGTTCCATGAATTTAACAAATGTGCCATTAACTTCTTCTCCGATTTGATCATAAAGATTGATAATATTTTCCTTGTTCCAAGGAATAACGCCTGCCTCGATGTCTTTCTTCAGAGTAGTATACGCTGAAAAATAACAAGAGTCTGTGTCGCCGTAGATAACTGCTTTCCCTACGTGATTATACTCGCCAGTAATAATTTCGTTCACTTTACTGGCCATATGTTTAGCAACTTGTCGACCAACCAATGTAGTACTTTGTCCAATACGGTTATCAAAGAATCTACAACCCGGATTAAGAATAGCACCATATAAACTATTTAGGTTAATCTTTTTAACCAGTTGTCGTTTATCCCAGTATTCTTCTTCAATCTTATTTCCTGCCTTGATACAGTCCTTGAGTTTGGCCTGCATTTCTTTACGTTCAGCATACCAACGCTTGAGCAATCCTGAAATGATACCTTCTTTTTCATAGGTAAACAATGTGCCGTTGGCACTGAGCATCCAAGGTTGATTGCTGTCAAAAATCAATTTATATACTTCGGCGGCACTGTGTACAGTACTGTTTCCATCCGACCAATCGATGGTAATTTCGATATCTTTACGCTGTGCCATTACTGCTTCGTATTCATCACTGCCAAACTTACCTTCCCAAGCAGCCGCAAACGATTTCTTCTTGAGAGTCATCTGCTCATGAATGAATGCTTCAGTCATTGTTTGACGTAGTTGTCCTACAATAGTTTCTGGACCCATGTTCAATGCACGAATGGCACTGGGGTATAGACTGTTAATGTCCAGCGAGCCAATCCAGTCCTGTAATCCTTCTTTGGGATGAGCAACATACGCACCAGCCGCATGATTGTCAACAGTATCATCTCGCTTGGGACGATTAGGCACTTGAAAGCCTCTACGATGTGCTTCGTTGATAATGGCCTGTTCAGTTACTGCCACAGCACCCATGGTGGTCTGCAACAACACAGTACATTCGTGTGCCAGTTTGTTGGCAAGATCAATAAACTTTAATTTGTCATCTAGTTTGTTTAACAACAATGTATCCTGTCTGTTGTAGACAATAAACTTGTGAAAGTCGTTGTTGTACAATTGATCCAGTGTGCCTTCGTAGATAGTTTTGTTCTCGCCAATTTCCATTTCGCCGATAGCATCCAATCGATATGTGTGACGTTCTTCATAGGTATACTTGCGATAAAGTTCAAGACTATCCAAATGTACACGGCCGTGGAAGTCATATGTCACAGCACTCTTACCATACTTTTCATATTCACGACGTTTAGGAAATTGATTCCATAAACAAAATCTACGTGTGTCTTCTTTACTCAGCACTTGTGTAACACGGTTAACAGTGTAGGGCACGTCATAGCCTTCGCTGTTCCAACCACTGATAATATCAGCATCTTGAATTAAGTCTAAGAATGTTTCTAACATATCTGCTTCGTTGTCAAACAAATGTGTGTCAGGAATATCAGCAACTAACTTAACTGCATCTTCCATGGTCATGTTTTTAGGAGGCATGGCCAGGGTGATTAACTTGCCCAACCATTTTAGGTAAACAGTGATCGCAGTGATTGGCATGAAAGCATCTTCTGGAGTGCTGTAGCCACGTTCCGGATCAAAGTCTACCTCAATGTCGAAGAAGCAGATGTTTAGTTTTGGTGCATCTTGATTAAGATAATTTTCGCTTAGGTGAACGAAAATGGGATTGATGTCACTTTCATAGAGTTCCTTGCCACTGTTAATGGCTTGTTCTTTGCGAAAATCTTTGGTATTTTTGCATACTATCCTAGTTAGAGGTTCGCCGTAAATGCTGGTGAACTTTCCTTTTTGATCTGGATAGTAAAATGTATAGCGCACCGGGTGTTCTTTATAAACCCGTTGGCCTTGGTCGTTTCGTTCAACGACTTTGATAATATCATTCTCTCTGTCGAAGAGAGCATCTACGTAACTCATTTTTCTCCTTATGTGATTTGTGGCTCACATATACCAACGTAGTCATTTATGGCTGACTAACCCGTTCTCTTATGTATTATTTATAAGTCTAAGTATTGCCACTATATCAATAGTGACTAACAACAAATAATTAGCAACCATGCCCGTACTTTTGCGAGTCCAAGCGGCCCAGGCAAAAATAGCGCATTGTGTAATAAACAACGGATAAAGAATTAGAAATGGTGGATTGGGCAATGTCATGCCCATCCATACTGCACAGCCGATACTCATGAACCAAGCAGTGATTTCTAGAAAAAACCTTAACGGCCATTCTCGATAATCTTGCCTGGCCCACTTATATGTACTGTTTAAAAAATTGGTTAACCAGGTCAAACTCATTTGTCCTTGCCAACAGTGACGATCAGTGTTTCCAAATCGTCAAAGTCGCTGAACACATCGTTCCAATTGCCTTTGTGTGCAATTGAGATGGCTTTGTTGATAAGCGATGGCTTAATATCTAATTCTTCTGCAACTGCTTTAACAGTTTCTTTCAAACCTTCTGTTAAACTTTCGATCTCGTAGCGAATTTGGACGCCTTCGTTGACTAACCGTTCTAGTTTTGCTTTTTCTTCAGGACCGTAAGTGCGACTGCTCATGAATAGTTCTCCTTAATAACAATAGTAATTGTACACTAACTGCCTATAATAATCAAGCATTACGGCTTATTAAATTAGCCAATCTTGATATTTGATTCGGAAAAGTGCTTAATTACATTTTCTGACATTATTTTATGACCTTGTTCGTTACAATGTCCTGTTCCAAACTGATCGGGGTGCTTGCATATGATATCTCTCCAATCTTTTATTAAATTGTTTTGAGATTCAATTGTTGATATCCTAGATGGACTTATAAACAGATGTGGTATTTTATGTTTTACTAAAAGTCTATGAGCGGATGTTAGTAAACTGTTATCTATAATTTCTTTAATAGCAGGATCATACAAGTGTGCAACATAAAGGTCAACAGCATCTTTATCTTCTGGATTAATTTTACTGTGTAAATGGTTTAAACCGGGAAGCGTTTCTGATATTAGTCTATGTGTTTTGTTAGTTTTAAATGCTAACTTCCTAGGCACAGGACTAGATTTTCTATATGGTTCGTAATTAAGATAATCTACTTGAGATAAATCTGGGTCCGAAAAAAGTTTGAGTTTAAAAATACTGTGACTTAACGGAAACGTCACACGGTCGTACCACGTACTAGTTACTAGCACAAATGGTTTATAAAACGGATTAAGTCTAGTTTGATCTATTATCTTTTTAATTTGCAAATAGATAACAAAATTACAACAACCACTACGTCCATATACTAGATGTTTTAATCCATAGTGACTTGCTACTAGTCCGCCAAAACTATGTTCGAATTGAACTTCCGGCTCTAGTCCGTGCCCGACACTAAAACTATCTCCGCATACTGCTAAATGAGTAGTCATTTCAATTTAATCCAATGATACACACTAAAGCGATGTGAGTCGTCGGGTAATTTATTTGGCATCGCATGTACTTGATCAATGTTATTGATCATAAGATAACCACTGTTTACTTTATAAGGAAACTGATATCTTATAGATCCGTCTGTATTATAGAAGCAAGTGCCTAATGATTTGTCACCTTCTGTGATATAGATTTGCATACCTGCAATAACATGATTAATTCCATCAATATGTTTATCCATGTAATACCCTGCGGTATCTAGCCAAAAGCCACAATTATCTAATGATACATCGACACCAATTTGCTTTGATAACTTGCTCATTGATTTATGCGAAATTGATTCTAATCTTCGTAATAGTTTGTCGGCTTTAATATTGCGACGAGTATACACGCCCTGCACCATTATAGGTTCGTATTTGTATTCAAAGAAGTTTGTTTGATTAATTTGTTCTATGATTTCTTGCGGGTAGAAATCTTCAACTAGGAACAAATTATTTAGACTGTCTACGGGTGTGATGTTCATAGACATATTTATAAGTGCTCACTTTCGGGATTCCCGGTAGCGAATCGGGCCGTCCCGCGCCAGCAGCCGGCGCACACTACGGTAACAAGTACCGGTCCTAAGGTGTGTTCTTTAATGTTCTTTGATTAGCAGTTCCAACGACGACGGGCTTTGCATATGGCTTTGTCAGGAGTCTTGGCACAACTGATGCTGTGCATTTTCATTTGTCCACGACTGCGACTGCAATAACTCTTTCTACGCTTAGAAGCCTTACCGCCTTTTTTCAGTTTGCTGGGTTTAGTGGTCACAGCAGTTTTTAGTTTTGAACCAGGATTTTCTCTGCGGTAAGCATTCACAGCCTTTTGACTCATGCCATCTGTCTTATCTCGCTTATTGGCCTTTTGCCAATCTTCCATAATGGGTTCGGAGGTTACTGCAAACACATACAGTTCGTCTTCTGTGAGTGTTTCTAAATCTTCCCAGATCACTTCAGCATCTACGCCATTGTGTTCAGCCAATCGTTCAATGATCGACTCAATGAGATCAAACTCCTCAGTCATTTGTTCGCTTAAACCAAATCCATCCCGGACAGCGTTCATTAGTTCGCTCACGCTGGCTTCTGTGGTCGGAAGTGTATCTTGTTCGCCAATATGCGGGTCGCCTTCTTCAACAGTACCCAACGCATAGGTAAACATACTATTGCCTTCATTGTCGATAATAACAATGTAAAATTCATCGTCAAGTTGGCCTTTAGTAGAGAACATAAAAGAGCCATCGTCTTTGCGTTGACCTTTCCACCCCATGGCTTTCATTGCGCTGTTGACTTTGTTAACAACCTCTGGCCAAGGTAATACGTTACCTAACTTTGCTTCTTTGATAAATTCACTTGCTCTCATCTAAGTTTCCTGGTGGGCAACAGAATCTAGGATCACACCAATCGTGTTGTGGATTGTAGTCTTGTCCAATGTAGCCAGCATAGGCTAGGCTCATGCCGATGCCATATATGGCTAGCCCTGTGATAAATTTATTACACAGGGCTGTAAGGGTTTTTTGGAGTGTCATAACCATCGTCCTCTGGGTATACTGGGTATTGGTCGGGGTTCATTTTAATGTGGCTCGCAACATCCATTGATGTTTTCTGTGTGCATCTTGACGTCCGGCAAGGAAGTCACTGAGTCCGTGCTCTCCTTCACGTTCAGATAATACAAACACCATTTTTAAAATGTTGGCAATCTTTTCGCTGTCTTGCAACAGTTCTGCACACATTGCTGTGGCATCGGGTATATTTGTCTCATCTTCTACTTGACTCAACATACTGAGTCTTTGGAAACTAGCAGGAGCGTATCCACCCGCTTTGCGAATGTTTTCAGCAAAGGGATCAATGTTCTCGTAGACTTCTTCGTATATACCGCCAAACAAGGCGTGGAACTGTTCAAAGAACATTCCTTCTACGTTCCAGTGAAAGTTCTGCGCTTTGATAAAAAACGCATATTCGCTGGCAAACGCTATCTTAAGGGCTTTTCTTAATTCATCCATGATACTTTATTTATTATCCTAATAGTTTGGCAGCAACTTCTAGAGCAGAGATCAGTTTAGACTTTAGTACAATGTCATTTACGTCTTGTTCTAAACTGTCGAATCGACCCAAGTCGGTTAGTAACTCTGCATATTCATCTCGATTAATTTGTCCTGTTTGAAATGCATTAACATAACTTTCTAGTAGTTGAGCACGTTCTACGGCCCAAGGACGACCGCTGTTGTGTAGATCTTCTAACATTACTTGTTTCTCCCCTGCGCCGCTGTGGCAATAGCATCACTTTCTTTGATCATGATCTTAACTTTACTTTCACAAAAGAATTTACTTGATCCTTCACGGTCAGCAAGACCTTTAAGAGTAATGTCAAACACTTTAGTAATTTTAGTCATGTCTTCATTTTTACGGCTGTCAGAGTATAGTTCAAGCCATTGTACTCGTGTTTGAAGTGACGTCAGTTGTTGTTTTAATTTAACTGGATCAGAGCAGTCCAGTTGTCTTGCTTGTTGACGAATATCAGTTACTGCCGATGCTTCATTGGGATCCCACTTGCTGGGAAAGAAACTAGAGATTGAACTGACTGCCGCACACCCCGAAAGTAAGAACACTAAGGATAACGCAACTAGTCGTTTCATTTTCTAGGAACATCCATTTTAGAAACTAGATCTCTAAAATATGCAATACCCTCTTTTTTTGGAGCAGGCAATCCAGGGACCGCATTGTTGTCTTTATTAGGAACTTCTCTAGCATCTACATCAATAACATCACTGTTATCATACTTGCTGGGCTTTTTTTCTGGTGCCGGCGCTGGCAAGGGTATGCCCGACAACTTGTAAATGTCTGCTTTGAATTTTTCAAACTCTGGCTCTTCGATTTCTTTTTCAGATGCCGGTTCTGGTTCCGCAGCCGCTGGCTGATTTTGTGGTTGTGTTGATGCTTCTCGATCTAGTCGTGCTTTTTCTCTGGCATCTTCTCGATCTTGTTTTTCACGTTCTCTAGCATCTTCACGGTTCCATTGAGCCTTTTCTTGATTGTGCTCTTTGTCCATTTTGTTAATTTCATGGCTGTTGCCAGTGCGTATGGCTTCCATGTTATTTTTGTGTTCAGTGTTAATCACAGACAAGTCATGTTCGAACTTGCGTTTGATTTTTTCCATTTCTGCTTGACGTTGTGCCACAGTTTCTGCACGAGTAAATGCTGACTCGGCATCTTGCAATGCTTCTTTGCGCAGTTGTTGACGTCGTAGTTCTACTAGTTCGTCTGCTTTGCGATTAAGTTCGTTGCGTTTTTCAGGACCAATTTCTACATCGTATTGATCCTGTTGTCTTTGAATTATTGCTTGCTGTAATCGA